TGCACTGACACCGTTAAGTTTCTGAAGGAACAACAAATGGTATAATGTCAGACATAAATAATGATATAACACCGAACCGTGGTGTAGAACTTATACTTACTGGAGGAAAAAGAAAACAACCTAAACTTTTTCATCTTATATTTGAGAAGATGATTTCCTTTCTCAAACGAGAAATAACCATCTATCTTGAATTTTCGATAAAGTCAAGGAAAGTCGAGTAGTTTCCCAGGAGAAAAAAATGTTGGCAACTAGTTTAGTTATAGGTTCATTCTTAACCGTACTATTTTTTATAATGGGTCTCATGTTGGGTTGGGTCGGCAGAGAATATATGATGACTCATCAGGAAGGACCAAAGCAAATTGCCTATCATCCGGAGTTTTATGATAAGGATGGTGATCTTATTGACGAAGAAATCGTTTCCGTAAGATTTGAACCCGGATACTTTGATAGTATGGATGATGAGGATGATGATGAAGAAGAATAAACTCTAAATATCATTAAGATTATAATTACATATTAAACAATTATGACAGCGACAAAAACAAAAGCAAAAACAACTCCAACGGTAAGTATTGATTTGCCAGCAAATCCTTTTACCTTTGAGGTTCTGAATTTAGTATCTAAGCAAAGAACCAATATTAAAAAAATTGAAGTTCTACAAAAATATAATGACCCATCACTCAGGGCAATTTTTATCTGGAACTTTGATGAAAGTTTGACATCTGCTCTTCCAGTAGGTATTGTTCCTTATTCAAGTGTGGGAGAGCAAGGTTCATTTAGTGGAACCCTAAGTGAAAAGATTGATGATGCCGTGGGTAAAATGAGCGAAATTGGTTCTAATTCACTTGGTTCACAAGACCAAGGTTTCTCATCAATTCGTAAAGAATATTCAAAGTTTTATAATTTTATTAAGGGTGGGAATGATAGTCTGAGTTCTCTTCGTAGAGAAACGATGTTTATTAATGTTCTACAAGGTCTTCATCCTTTAGAGGCAGAGATTCTGTGTTTGGTAAAAGATAAAAAACTTGAGACGAAATATAAAATTACAAAAGAACTTGTTTCTCAGGCATACCCAGAAATTGTATGGGGAGGTCGTTCGTGAGTAAAACTGTAGTAGTAGAGGAAGAAATTATGCAGTGGACTCCAGAAGAAAAAAAAGAAACTTCTTCTCGTTACGGTTGTGAAATTCTTTTTGAACGTACTAATCTTGCTCAAGTAAAAGATCCTTCTCTACCAAATGATGCTTATCTAATTCTTTATCGTGTGGATGGTGAGAATTATGTAGACTTATGTCGTGGAACTAGAGTTAAAATCTTTGATATGTACTATGATAAGTTTGGACCCGGATCGGTTCAAAAAATTGACTTTGGATACGGAAGAGTATCTCCTAGACTATGGGGATACAGAGCACCCGAAAAGAAAAAGCGAAAGTGATTTCCTAGAAAGGCGGAAAAAAATCCCCCAAAAAATTCACCCAAAAAGGGTTTTCAAGAGAGGATTGACAAGTCCTCTCTTTTTTTGTATAATGAATTCAGAATATCAATCTAAATGGATACTGAAAGATTAAAACTCATTATTCGGAATATGGAATTGCTTTTAGATTCTCTCAAGGCAGAGATATATTCTGATATACCACAATATAAGTATGATGACATTAAACCAGAGGAAATTGACTATGATGAGGTTTTTTAACTGATGTCCGTAAGAGCAAAAAAACTTGTAAAACTACTAGAAAGATTGATTAAGCAAGATCACTTATATTCTAATGAAGAACTTAAGCAAATGAAATCACAATTGCGAGTTGTCAAAGAAGAACTTGCGGAATTAGAAGCAAAAACATCAAAAGGATTTGGAAAATGAAACCAATTAAAGCAAAAGACCTTCTTGAACTTGACCGTTATATGCAAGTTGTGATGATTCGTCAGACACAACTTCCACAGACTCTTGTTTATCAGGCAGGTAAGAATGATTATAGTGAAGACCCTATTCATACCAAGTTTCCTCCTGCGGAAAAGGAATGTGGCAAATGGGCGGTGGAAAGACTTTTGGCAAATGAACGAGGACATTGGGGATGTTATTCTTCAGATACTGAAGTATTAACTGAAAACGGATGGACTTATTGGAACGAAGTCGTAAAAGAAACTGTTCTCGCTGCATATAACATCAAAAGTGGTGTGGTTGAATTTGAAAAACCATCGGCAGTTCAGAGATGGGATTATGATGATAAAATGTATTCTCTTTACGGGCAAGCACTTGACTTTCTAGTAAGTCCAGATCATCGTATGATCGTTCAGAGTAGAAAAAAAAATGGATCTTGGAGTGAAAGTTATGCTGTTACCGCCGAAGAGGTGTATGGGAAACCGGTCAGGTACATTACAACAGGAAATCTTTCCAAAAATGAAAGAGTTGAGTTTTCTACTCCAATTGAAGATCCTTTATTTTGGTCTTTGATTGGTTTTTGGATTGGTGATGGCGATAAACATTATAGTACTAATGTTATTAGATTTCATCTAAGATTGCAAAGAAAAATTGATTATTTGAAATCTATTTGTGACTCTCTTGGAATTGAAGTTTATACCACTGAGAATGATAGGTATAATGTTTCTTTTCCAAACATAGGAGAATGGATGAGGGAAAATTGCTTAGACGATGGTGGTAATAAAAAAATTCCAAATGGTTATATGAGATTGGAAACTAATTTAGTTCAAAACTTATTTGATGGTTTGAGAAACTCTGATGGCACTACTCGTAGAAATACTTGGGCGTATTCCACCACTTCTAAAACCCTTGCCGATCAAATGCAAGCAATTGCATCTGTAAATGATCTAAAATTTACTTTGAATGTTGAAATGCGAGAGAATCCAAATCATAGTGATTTATACATTCTTAGACTGACTGATAGAATTTATCCAAGAGTTGAAGTATCTCAAAATTCAAGATCAAGAACTTATATCGAAGAATGGGTCAATTACAAAGGGCAAATTCACTGTGCTACTGTTTCTACCGGTGCTCTTATTGTTCGTCGTAACGGTAAGGTTGTTATTTGTGGAAATTGTCTAGAGCATCCTGCCATTTCTTTGGACTGTGTTGGGTTTGTTCATAATGTAATGGTTCAGGCACGAACTCACCGTGTTGGAGTTTCTTTTGATGTTCAGTCTCAGCGTTATACCGGTCGTCGTGTATTGAAGGTTGCGACTGGTGACCTGAAACCAGAAGAGGTTTTCTATGTGCGTCCAGAAGGTCTCTATTTGGACCGTAAAGGGCACAAATACGAATGGACGAAGGAAGACTACGAAAGGCAACTAAAGTTCTGTCTGGCGGCATCTGAGAGGTATGCTGAGGGTTATAATACTCGTGGTATGGCAGAGGAACATCTTCGTGATTACCTTCCTCAAAACATTCGCCAGAACTTTGTGGTTTCGTTCTCGCTCCGTGCCGCACTACACTTTCTAGACCTAAGAGCAAAGTTGGATGCTCAGGTAGAAATTCAGGCATTATGTGAGGGTATGGTTCCAGTAATGAGAGAATGGGTTCCGGAAATCTTCAGTTATTACGAAGAGAAAAGGCTTCATCGTGCGAGGTTGAGTCCCTAAATATTTTGTAAATTATTATACCTTATGTGCCCAACTTACAGATTTGAGAATACAGAAACAGGTGAAATCTTTGAGAAATGGATGCTTATGGCAGAAAAAGACCCATATCTCAAAGAAAATACTCATATGAAACCTCTTATACCAACACAAATGAATGTTGGAGAGGCATCTGATTGGAGGGATAAATTAACACAAAAACACCCCTCTTGGAACTCGGTTTTGGAAAAAGCTAGCAAGGCTCCCGGATCAACTGTAAAAAAACTTTAAACACTTATGGCAAGAAGAAAAAGAGCAGAGCAACAAAATGATGTTGGTCTTACCACTCGTCAAGCAAAGCGTAAAAAACCTTTAAGTAGTGAATATCTAGTAGATATTGACCCACTTACAGAGAATCAGAAACTTTTATTTAAGTATTATGATGAAGGTAAAAATATCTTTGCTCACGGTGTTCCCGGTTCTGGAAAGACTTTTTGTCTTCTCTATAAAGCACTCAAAGAAGTTTTAGACGAAAGAACTCCTTATGATAAAATTTATATTGTGAGAAGTTTGGTGCAAACTAGAGAAATTGGTTTTATGCCAGGGGGGGAAGATGATAAGAAATCTCTCTTTGAGATTCCTTATAAGAATATGGTGAAATATATGTTTCAGATGCCTAGTGATGTAGATTTTGATATGCTTTATGGAAATTTAAAGGCACAGAATACTATTTCTTTTTGGTGTACTTCTTTTATTCGTGGTATTACATTAGATAATTGTATTATTATTGTAGACGAGGCACAAAATTGTTCGGCACACGAGAGTTTCTCTGTAATCTCAAGATGTGGTGAAGATACGAAAATTATGTTTGCTGGGGACATCGAACAGAGTGATTTAGTTAAAATGAGTGAAAAGACTGGTATTATTGATTTTATAAGAGTAATTGATGCTATGCCTTCTTTTGAGAAGATTGAGTTTGGTGTTGATGATATTGTCCGCTCAAACTTAGTTCGTGAATTTGTAATTGCTAAAAAATCTTTAGGTTTGTGATAATGTGCTATAATATTTAAAAATGGAGATATAATGTTTAATCATCTTGATAATGTACTTCCCAAACTTGAGAGAGCAACAATTGATGGGGTCCGATATTACAGCATCCCAGATGGAGACCAACTACTCAAGATGGTCTCCATTACCTCCGTAACCAGTCATTTTAATAAGGAAATCTTTGTCAAATGGCGTAAAAGAGTCGGTAATGAGGAAGCAGATCGAATAACCAAAGCATCAACAAGTCGTGGAACTGATATGCATACTTTGGTTGAAAATTATCTTTATAATAGAGACCTTCCAACAGTTCAACCTCTATCAGATTTTCTTTTTAGGATTGCTAAAACAGAACTGAATAAGATTAATAATATTCACTGTCTGGAAGGTGCCATGTATAGTAGGCAACTTGGTGTGGCAGGAACAACGGACTGTATTGGGGAGTTTGATGAGGAACTTGCGGTAATTGACTTCAAGACTTCCAAAAAACCAAAACCCAGAAATTGGATTGAGAACTATTTTGTTCAGGCAATGTTTTATGGTATGGCATATTATGAAATGACTGGTATTCCGATTAAGAAACTAGTAATCATTATGGCATGTGAGGATGGTGAATGTGTAGTGTATGAAGAAAGAGACCTTAAAAAGTATATGAAACTTGTGGTCGAGTATATCAAAAAGTTTGTGAATGACAAACTTGAGATGATGTCTACTTGACTAATTGATTATTATATCTTATAATACATATTATTACTGCTAAACTATGACAAACATACTAGCAACATTCCTAGAGATTAATATAGAAGATATGGAATCACCCGAATCAAATAAAGAATTAGAGAAGGCAATAGAAAATAAGTTTCTTACACCTTCTAAGTTTGCCATAGAAATCGAAAAAATAGTTGCCGAAGAAAACTGTAATTATATTGATGCCATTTGCCATTATTGTGAGGTCAATGGTATTGATATTGAATCGGTTACCAAGTTAGTTTCCAAACCTCTTAAAGAAAGATTGAAGTATGATGCGATTAATTTGAATTTTATGAAGAGAATTTCGCGTGGGAAGTTGCCTATCTGATGTCACCATTTGAAACTTATCAGGCATATTTGGGAATCAAGAATCATTTTTCAAATCCCAAATATGATTACTTTAAATATAAAAAGACAAGAGCAACACTCGCATCGTTTAACCGTCGATCCGATAAATACTTCTTCGAGAAATCTTCAAGAAAATATAATGATAAAGAAATAGTAGATTTTCTAGTATCAAACTTTGTAGCAACCGATAATCCCCAAAGTATATGGATCGGTCAAATTATAAATTCTGGAGAAAGAACATATACCGAGTGGATGAAGAGGCAGCAGAGTCTGACTTACTTATTCAAGGAGCAATCGACCGAATTGTTCTCTCAGACAAAATTAGAGAATGTATTCGACTGTTCGAAGGGACATCCAATTCTTCTCAAAACATTTCTAAAAAGTGAATTGGCACCTGAAATAATGGTAATCTATGATAAAATATTTTCATATATTAGTGAGTTTGACAAGAAACTTCTGGACCCTGTTTGGGAAACCGTAAGTTTGAAAATTCGGAAATATAAACCCTTTATACATACTGATATATTCCAGTACAAAAAACTTTTACGGGACATTATAAATGAGTAGTTTTTTTGATTCTGATATTATTCAGGATGAACTAAAAGAAATCAATCAACTTCAAGAGTTTATATACAATAGTATTTTAACTTTTGGTATGATGCCTCGTGAAGATAAACTGGAACATATTGATAAAATGACAATACTGCTTGAAAAGCAGCGTATTATGTACACAAGACTTTCTCTTTCTAATGACCCTCAGGCAGTTGAGATGAAAGAAAACTTGAGAAAGTCAGTTGCTCTGATGGGATTTCCACCAGATACTGATATGAGCATTCTTTTCAGCAGTATGACAAAAACAATTGAATCACTCAAAAAGTACCTTGACTAATGAGTGATTTTTTGCTATAATATCCAAGTAATCCAACAAATCCAAACTATCCCAAAAAATCTTATGTCGTTTTCGGACTTAAAAAAGCAATCTAAACTTGGTTCTTTGACTGAAAAACTAGTCAAAGAAGTAGAAAAAATGAATAATTCTGGTAATTCTTCTGATGACCGTCTGTGGAAATTGGAATGTGATAAAGCAAATAATGGTTATGCCGTTATTCGTTTCCTGCCTGCTCCTGATGGTGAAGACCTGCCATTTGTAAAGATTTATAGTCACGCTTTTCAGGGTCCATCTGGTTGGTTGATAGACTCGTGTCTCACTACCCTCAACCAGAAGTGCCCTGTGTGTGAGCACAACGGTCAACTGTGGAACTCTGGTATAGACTCCAATAAGGAAGTTGCCCGTAAGCAGAAGCGTAAACTGACTTATGTGAGTAATATCTATGTTGTCAAGGACCCTGCTAATCCTGATAATGAAGGTAAAGTCTTCCTCTTCAAGTATGGTAAGAAAATCTTTGACAAACTCACGGAAGCAATGCAACCTGAGTTTGAAGATGAAACTGCCATCGATCCGTTTGACTTCTGGACTGGTGCCAACTTCAAACTGAAGGCAAAGAGTGTTGCTGGTTATAGAAACTATGATTCCAGTGAGTTTTCTGCTCAGGGTGCTCTTCTAAATGATGATGATGCTATGGAAGCAATCTGGAAGAAGCAGTTTTCTCTTTCCGAGTTTGTTTCTCCTGACCAGTTCAAGTCTTATGAAGAAATGAAGAAGCGTCTTGAAGTTGCCTTAGGCGGAAAGTCTGCTCGTATTGATTCTGAAGTTGAGGATGAGGACAACTATCGTGGTCCTGCTCCTTCTCTGACTGAAGATTTGCGTACCGAACTTAGCAACCTGAAACCTACTCGTTCTGTTGCGGTTGATGATGAGGATTCTGATGATGAATCCTTATCATACTTCCAAAAGTTAGCCGAGTGATAATATAGTGAAGAGGAGAGAAATCTCCTCTTTTTTATGGCATCGTGACTCTGGTGTTCTCGGTACGAATTAATTTATCATTTACATATTGCGATGATCTATCATAAGTCATCGCTTTTCTTGTATCATTAATAACCTGTTGAAGATATGAAGGTTTGAGAACATAAATGTCTCTTTTTTTATTATTTTTTCGGACTTCATATTCATAATTACTAATGCCAACAACTGGATTTAGAGTTTGTATGGAAATATTAGGGTCTGGGATAGTAAAGACTGAATCTACAATCTTACCTGCCGGAAGTATGAGTCTTCCTCTGGAATCTTTGACTTCTATGGTTTCGTAATGATGAACTGCGTTTATGTCATTTCCGTATAATTGTTCCGAGTACCTATAGATGTCTCTATCAGAAAGCGGCCATTCATTTCTTACATTTATAATATTGGCACCAATCAATACAACCCAATCATACTGAGAACTTCCATAGAGTTCTTCGGCAACCGTATCAGGTCTTGCTCCTTCTTGGATTTCATACTTATTGAATATGGTAAAAACATTTTGTAAGTCATCACGAAGTTTAACTCTACGAAATACATTTTTTACCAATAAGTATTCATCGGAACCTTTACTACTTGATAAGAATGATTGATATTCTAAATTGGGTAATTCTCTGAAATATGACATTTTTAGAATCCGGTTCCTTTAATTGAAGACTTATATGTTTTACCGCCCGATTCCATATAATCCTCACGATAGATTGGTGTGAGTTCTTGGAATGTTAGAGTCATTTGCATATGAACCGGTGTGGCATCAGAATATGTTGCATAAGTTCCCGAAGCAGTATAATTGACCGACATGGCATTCAGGGCACATATCTTAAATTGATTCAAGAATGGATGGTCTTTTCCACCACTCATATAACGAAGACGAAATACACTTGGAGATTTGAGGAATAATCCGGCAGCACCACCACCAATCGCTCCTTTTTGTGCCGCAGATTCCGACTTAAAGAATCTGATAATATCTTTGATTTCATCCGATTCTTTTTTAGAACGAGGAACCATATCAAATGAAAATGAAAACCCACTTCTTAATGATACACCATTAAAAAGAAGTTCTGTGTTTGAGTTAAAAACTGCTCCGGTTTGTCTTGATAGTGCCTGATTAAAATCTCCACTTCCGGTTAGTGCCTGTGTTGCCTTACTGGCAAAAAATGTTTGCGATAAATCCTGTCCGATTGCTGTTTTTGATGCCGCACCTAATTTTTCAAAAAGTTTTGTTATTGCGTTTGCTCCTGCCGTTAATGGGTCAGATCCTCCAATTATACCCATCGCTGCTCCCATCGTTGCAGTTTCTATAGGTCCCATATTACCTTCACCCCAACTTGCACTATTACTATCCTGAATACCTTCTGGAATTGGTAGTATTACGGTTCCTCTGATATTTTTTGTTCCATATCCACCTTCTTCAACAACATTATCAGAACTTCTTTGTGCAAAAGTTGTCTCACTAAGAGTTAATCCCGGTGGAAGATACTCATAAGATTCAATCTGCAAATAATCATCAGATGCATCAATATTCTTTAATGGATAACGAAATATTTTTGATGATGGTGCTCTATTTGCTGCTACTTTATATCCGGCAGTAACGGCATTTTGAGTGGCTGATGAGAATTGAGTTGGGAACGCCATTTATAGTTTTTAGTTATTTATCTCAATTTTGTATTAATTTTCTATATGGAACTGATCTTAATGTTGCAAATTCTTGTTGACTCAATTCATATAACCCACTGACTAATCTATCACCATCTGTCGTATTATATTGTCTAATTTTTCCAAGATGATAATTAAATCCTATGAATCCATTTAGATATGGACCTCCTGCCAGAATCAGTGGATGTTGATCATAAAGAATTTTTGGAGTTTTTGCATAATAAATGTAGGTATAGTATCTTCCCTGTAATGGATATGCACTTTCAGTTCCACTTAATATTGTCATAATTTCATTCATTAATTTATCCGGTTTCTCACTTCCATTTAATGATTTTTTGAAATCGCTAAAACGATTTGTAAGTATCTTCCCATCAATTCTTCTGGGTGCTTTTGGATTTTTACTAATATAATCACGATCATTTTTAATGATACTGATCAATTGTTCTTTTTTTAATCTTTTATATCCACTTGTTGATCCTTTTCCACTGGCAGTTGTATAATAAATTGTGTGAAATTCTGCAATCTCAATTAATTCATCTTTTGTATAATCTCCTAATGGTTTTTCATATCCCGTGAGTGCCATAAAGGATTCATCATAGATTGATATATTATTTATTTTCCATAAAGTTCATTTTCCGTAATCACCTTAAATGTCCATCCTCTGTCTTTACAATATTCTCTTGCTGCTTCCCACTTTGATTGATTCTTGGCATACTCATATGCCTCATAAATGTATCCTTTGGTCTGCTTTTTTGGTTTTGGTGGTGGCATCGTTTGCTTATAAGGTTTAATCTCAATCAGATATTTCTTAGTACTTCCATCTGGTTCTTTGACTTTTATATAAGCATCAGGAAAATATCTATGAATACGCCCATCTACCGGAGAACGATAAGGAATCGCAAGTTCTTCAGATGCGTACTCTAAAATATTCTTATTCGTATCACAATATTTTAGAAACTTAAGTTCCCATAGAGACCTGTATATAATATTGGTCGGGTCGCCAACATACTTTTCCGGAAATGATGGTTTAAATTTTCCCTTATAAGACATCTAAATACTTATACTAATAAGACTCATAAAAAGGTATTTAGAGTGCCTAGTATCCGCAAAATATCAGATTTTAAACCACTCTTTACAAATCTTGCACAGACTTCTCATTATGAGGTAAGATTTGGCGGTGTAGGACCTCTTGGAGGACCACTAATGGCATATCTTTTTCGTAAAGGAATTAGTCAAAGATTTATTGCCGAAGATGCGGGATTACTTTGTTTTTCTGCATCTCTTCCAACAAGTTCTTTTGCAACTGCCAATGTTAGTGGGAACTTTATGGGTATAACGGAGAACTTTGCACATACTAGACAATATTCGCCAATCAGTTTAGATTTTTATGTGGATAAAAATTATAATGCTATTAAATTTATGGAAAGTTGGATGGAGTTTATTGCAAGTGGTTCCAATAATCCAATTGGAAGTCCACTTGCTCCAATAGGGCAGAATCGTAAAGATTATATTTCTAGAATGCAATATCCAGAATATTATAAGTCTGATAGAACTACAATTACGAAGTTTGATAGAGATTATAATCAAGAAATACAATATACCTTTATTGGACTATTCCCATCAGCAATGTCTTCAATTCCAGTAAGTTATAGTTCATCCGAGATTCTTAAGATGTCAGTGACTTTTGAGTATGATCGTTATATTGCAGGGAAATCATTAAGTTTGAATGAAATTATTGGTAATAATAATAACAATCAAAACAATAATAACAATCAGAACAATAATCAAAGCAATAATCAAAGAGTTGTTTATAGAACTGGGCAATCTCTTGGTGAAAGTGGAGTAAGGGGCACAATTCCAAATCAAGGAAGTGTGTTGCCTACGATTTTAAATAACTAAACTAAATAAAATTAAGTGATTTGAATTAAAAAATGCCTTTACCAAAAATTTCAGTACCAACATATAGTTTAGAAATACCATCTATTAAAAAGGAAATTAAATACAGACCTTTTCTGGTTAGAGAAGAAAAGATTTTAATTATTGCGATGGAAAGTGAGGATACAAAACAAATTGCACAAGCAGTAAAAACCGTAATTTCTAATTGTATTATTACGAAAGGAATCAAAGTAGAGCAATTATCAACTTTTGATATTGAATATTTGTTCCTGAATGTTCGTGGAAAGTCAGTTGGAGAGTCGGTGGATGTTTTAATTACCTGCCCCGATGATGGAACCACACAAGTTCCAGTTTCAATCAATCTGGATGAAATTAAAGTAAATGTAGATGAAAATCATTCAAAGGATATTAAACTTGATGATGTTTTGACTCTTCGTATGAAATATCCATCTATGCAGGAGTTCATTAAGAACAACTTTAATAATAATGAATCTGTGAGTGTGGATGATACTTTTGAGATGATTTCTGCCTGTGTAGAGCAGATTTATAGTGAAGAAGAATCTTGGAATGCTTCTGATACGACTAAAAAAGAACTAAATGAGTTTTTGGAACAACTAACTACTAATCAGTTTAAGGAAATTGAGAAGTTTTTTGAGACGATGCCTAAACTTTCTTATACTATTAAATTGAAGAATCCAAATACTAATGTGGAAAGTGAGGTCGTATTGGAGGGATTAACATCTTTTTTCGCTTAGGAATGGCTCATACTTCGTTGGAGTCATACTATAAGACTACATTTCAGTTAATGCAGCATCATAAATACTCTTTGACCGAACTAGAAAATCTTATACCTTGGGAAAAAGAAGTTTATATTACTCTTCTTTCTCAATATATTGAAGAGCAAAATCTAAAGAACCAGCAGAATGGCTAGTCTATCATCTCCAATCGGACCTACTATAGGTGTTGTGGCAAGAACGGTTTCTAGTTCTGCCATAAGTGGTGGTGCCGGTGGAGGTGGTGGTATTCCTGGCGGCGGCGGAGGTGGAGGAAGAGGTGGTGCTCTTGCCGTACAACCTCAGGCAAATTTAGTTAATGTTGAAAGAAATTTAGAGGTTCAAACCACTCAAAATGTTCAACAAACTCAAGAGATTTCTGCTCTTAGAAGTGCAGTAGATGCTTTACGAACAGAGACAACAACTTTAAATAAAGGTCTTGTATCTATTTCGAATTTAATACAGCAAGATAGTGCCGTAGAAAAACAGCAGGAAGTAGAAAAGGCAGAAAGTGAAAGAAAACTTGCCGAAACAAATGTTAGACTGGGAAAAGAATCTCAATTGGAACAAAGAATTACAAATTCTCTTGTTACGCCGGTTCAGGCTCTTCAGCAGAAAGTTGGTAATATATTTGCGAGAATAGGAGAGGCTCTAACTACATTATTTGCTGGATGGTTGACTAATCAAGGAATAGAAGCACTTAAGGCAGCATCAGAAGGAAATAAAGAAAAATTAGAAGAAATAAAAGATAATGTTCTTAAAGGTATTGGAGATGCCATAAAAGTATTCACTGCAATTAAAACAGGATTTAATTTAGTAATTAAGACTATTACTGGTATTACTGCAAAAATTGCTGGTTTTGTGACTAAACTTGCTCTGGCACCCATAAAAGCTTTAACAAATACTCTTCGAGGTGCTCCTCTTTTACAAAATATTTTTCCTGGTCCAAAAAAACCTGGTGGTGGTGGAGGAGGTCCAGGAATTTTTGGTCTTGCTACGGGAGCCATACAAGCTTTCATGAACGCAAAAAATGGGGAATATGTAGATGTTGCTATGATTGCATTGGGTGCGTTTGGACCAGGAAAAATTATTAAAGGTTTAGCGACACTTGGATTTGTTTTAGATGATGTTATAGAAGTATTTGGTGGTAATCTTTTTGGTTTTAAAAATCCAAACGATGAAAGAAAAGCAAAAGAAATTGTAGCAGAAGCAAAAAAACAACAGAAAGAACAAAATCCAAAAGAAAAATCAACAACATCAACAACATCAACAACAGCAGCAAAAGTTACATCAGCATCAACCGCACAAACTCCGCTGATGGGAAATAAAAAGGATGAAAAATCTGAAACTGACCCAAAAAATATGACTCCTGGACCTCCTGGACCAGTATCCGGAAGTGCAAATATTCAACCTACTTCTGATTCTGGTGCCTCCATTACTTCAGCAGCACTAGATGCAAAAATGTTACCATCATCTGCTGCAACTACTGCATCCACGGCACCAGCAGAAGTACAACCACAAACACCTATAATTCCTCCACCAAGTCCTGAAATGACTAAAAACTTCCAAGCGGCTTGGGATAATAGAAATAGGGGGTATGCAAGAGGCAGAATTGAATCTGCCTGGAACAATATGACTGTTGAGCAACAGCAGCAGGCAAAGGAATGGGCAAAATCAACAGGTAAGGATTGGACTGAAATGAAGTTGGTCGAAAAACCATCTACAGTTCAAGCAGTACCACTACCATCGGCACAAGTTCAACCACTTCCTAAACCGACTCAAAATGTAGGAGAACTTACCGAACCGGCACCGAATGTGGTAATGATGCCATCGGGTCAAAGTAACAATCAACAATCTTCTATTTCACAGGCACCAACGAATGGAACCGATACTCCTTTGATTAGTTCCTCCAATCCTGATAATTTTTATGTTCTTTACTCTCAACTGAATTATAATGTGGTAATATAATATGGCAATCTCATCACCACTTCAATCAAAAGTTCCAGTTGGGTCCTCAAAAACGATTAGAAAGTTACAGACTATTCTACTCAATAGAACAAAAGTTAAACGAGAAATATTTCAAAAGCAAACAATCTTACAAAATCGTAGAATAGAAAATGAAAGAAGAAAACAAAGAGAGGATGAACTTGAGGCACCAAATCTTGTAACAAAACCTCGTGGAGCAGCAGGATTAATTGCAGGTAGTGCCAAGGGATTTTTTGAAAGATTGGTGGGATTCCTTAGTTATTTGACTGCAGGATGGATAATTAATAATCTACCTACTTGGATTTCGATGGGTAAAGAATTTATTGCCAGAACTCAGCAGATGGGTAAGATACTTGGAGGTTTTATTACAAATAGCACGGATATATTTAAAAATTTTACAAAACTTTTAGGTGCGGGTTTAACAAATTTAATGAAATTTGATTTTCTTGATACTTCTGGAAGAGTTAGTACTGCTTTTGATGAACTAAATTTAAGTGTTGAGAATTGGGGTACTGATTTTGAGAATGTCATTAAATTAATAACAACTCCATTAACTGAAGGTATTGCTTCTGGTGAGGATGCCAGACCACTTGGAACTGAAAATACTAATGAGGGTGCCTATGAACGAACAGCACCTTATAGTGGTAGTGGTGGATCTGCTGGAGGAAAACTTTTACCAATTCATAAACAAGCATTAGATATTATATCGGGCCCAGAAAGCGGCGGAAGCTATAATGCGATGAATCAGGGGACTATTAATGATGATATTGTTGGATCTACTTTGGATTCTAAAACTAAAATAAAAAAAAATCTTACTGATATGACTATTGGTGAGGTCCTTCAAAGGCAGAAATGGTTAATGAATAAAAGTAATCCACAGATTAGTGATTATGGTGTGTATGCTGCTGGAAGATATCAGTTTATTCCTATTCAACTTCCGGTTTCTATGAAATCTGCTGGTTTATCTCCAGGAGATAAATTTAGTCCAGAAAATCAAGATTTGATGGCTGCAGCATTAATGCAGGATAGAGGTATTCAACCTTGGACGGTAGGAGGATCAAAATATTCTAAACAGGAATTGGCAATTGTTGAAAAAGCAAGAAAAACACCGTTTGGATCTTCTTCTTCAACATCACCACCTCAACAATCAACGCCAACTCAAATAGTTCAAGTTCCTCCAGGAAAAATAAATCCAATAGTTGGAGATAGACTTGGGGCTGGGAGAAATCATGGCGGAACAGATTTAGCAGTTAATAATGGAACTCCATTAAGGGCAGTTTCTGATGGTGTAATTGTTGATTCAGATTATGAAAATGGTTGGGGAAACTTTTTAGTGATGAAAGATGATCGTGGGATTTATCATTTATATGGACATATGCAATCTGGATATAAGCGTAGTGGTCCAGTTAAAAGGGGTGAGGTAATAGGTAAAGTTGGAATGACTGGAAGAACTAGTGGACCTCATTTACACTGGGAAGCAGGAACTGGTTGGAATGGTGGTGTAATAACTGGAAGATTTGATCCCCTTAACAAATATAGTAAGTTTGCCCCCTTTAATACATCTTATTCAGAATCAAAACCCCCAACACCAACAAGACAGCAATCCCCAACACCAGCACAAATATCATCAACCGGAACTCCACAAAATCCACAAATAAGTCAATCATTAGCACCAGAAAGAACCGGACCAACGGTGATTGTTTCTCAAAATCCTTCATCACCGGCACGACAAATGATGTCGTCTGGTGGTGGAGGTTCTTCTGGTGGAGGGTCTTCACAAATAAGTGAATTTACTTTGTTAAATAATTTTATAAAAAATAAACTTCTACTCGACCTCGCTTACCTATAATGTCAATTAGTAAATCTATATATGAAGAATTAGTTCTTGAATCAAACGACCAGAAAAGGACGGTTGATATTAAAAATGGAACAATCGCACTCGAATATTTTGAGGATATTTTCTCCCCAACAATTACTGCCAGAGTCAAGGTGGTTAATACCGGAAATACCATTACATCTTTTAAGGACCAAGACGGAGAAAAGCAATCAATTTATAATGGTCTTCCTCTTCGTGGAGGTGAAAGACTTTCAATGAAAATTGCGGGTAATGTTCCGGGAAGAGAATCACTGGACTTCTCAAATAATCCAAAAAAATATCTTTATGTTTCTAGTATTACCGATGTAATCTCAGAAGCACAGCAAGAAAGTTTTACTTTAAATCTAGTTTCAAGAGAGGCAATCACGAATGAAACTTCACGAGTATCAAGAAAATATTCAACATCATCAAAAATTAGTGAGTCAGTTCGTAAAATATTAACAGATGTTCTAAAAACTGATAGTATCGGAACAATTGATGAGACTTCCAATAAGTATGGATTTATTGGAAATATGAGAAAACCATTCACAACATTAATTTGGTTGGCATCTAAAGGTGTGCCGGTAGTTTCTGGAGATGCAACTGCCGGATTTGTATTTTATCAAACTCAGGATGGATTTCAGTTTCGTGCAATTGATAATTTAATCTCTCAAAAATCAAAGGCAACATATGTTTATAGTCCAACGACAGTTTCTTATAATGATAATAATGAAAAAGTTGATAATGAATTTAAGATTCTGAATTATAGTACACAAAAAAATCAAAATTTAATTGAGAAACTTCGTCTTGGTACTTATGCAAGTCAAAGAACATTTTTTAATCCTTTAGATTTTACATTTACCGATCCCAAAGAAGGACTTTTTAAACTGGAAGACTATGCCAATAAATCTAATAATCTTGGTGGTACGGATTTAAGACTTCCTAAAATATCAGAGGGATCTGATTTATCTCTCGGAGATGCCCCTTCAAGAATTATTACTGCTATTTTGGATATTGGAACCGTAGAAAAAGAAGTATCAAAATCTGAAAACGCAGATCCATCATTATATCAATCTCAATCTTTAATGAGATACAATATTCTTTTTACACAAGCTTTGAGTGTAATGATTCCCGTAAATACTGATTTAAGAGCAGGTGATGTCATCGAGTGCTTATTTCCAAATAATAGTAAATCGGATAAAAGCGAACACGATTCGGAAACAAGTGGTCTATATATGATTAAGGAACTTTGCCACCATTTTAATGTCAATAATTCCTATACTTCTATGAAATTACTGAGAGATACTTTTGGAGTCAATAACAAAGAAAGAAAATGATAGACGAATCACTACTCAAAAGTAATTTTATAGGAAGAGATGGATTTCGTTGGTGGATAGGTCAGATTCCCCCGGAGAGTTCTCATGGTGGGCAAATAAATGGAGCAGGATGGGGAAATAGATTTAAAGTTCGTATTATGGGATATCATCCTTATAATACGGTAGAACTTTCTAATGAAGATTTACCCTGGGCACAGTGCTTATTACCTACAACTTCAGGTACTGGTGCAGGAAATAATTCAACCTCAGTAAAAGTATCTCCCGGAGATACTGTATTTGGATTCTTCTTGGATGGTGATAATGCTCAGATTCCAGTTATTATGGGATGTTTTGGAAGAACCTCACAAGTTCCTTCCGGAGATTATGCAGGACCATTTCAACCTTTTACTGGATATACTGGCAAGGTTAAAAAACCAAATGGTACACTGAAACCTGACCAATCACTTGAACAAAATGCAGAATCTGGAAAGTCTCCAAGAAGTGTTTCACCGCAACAAGCAGAAGCAATTGCAGATGATGAGATTTCCTCTTTTAGTGCAATTGGTGATAAAATTCTACTTGGAAATACGGTAAATAATACTATTATTGGTAAAATATCTACTGAGGTTGGTAATTTACTGAATAAAATTAAGGCACCGGCAATCTTTACAAATATTGCAAATGAAATTACTCGTGTAACCGATAAGATACAGGCAATTACAAATGGTCTTGTTGGTAATATGGTTAATGGTTTATACAAAGGTATGATACCAATATTGAATAGTGGTCTTCAATTACTTTATAATTCAGTTTATAGTATAGTTCTGGCAGCAACTCAAAATCCTGCTGAGGCACATCTTGCTGGTGTTGCCGCACAAACTGCGATGGTTAATCCAATTAAGGCAGTAGAACAGGCAATGCCTTGTGTTGCTGGTGCAATCATAAGTGGTCTTGGCAGTCTCATAGAAGAGATACTTAATTCTGTAGTTGATAATGTTCAAAATTTTGTGTCTTGTGCCGCAAATCAATTTACTGGAGTACTCGTTAATGATATTATTGGTAAAATATCAAGTGGATTGAGTGCCTCACTTGGAGGAATTCAGGCAATTTTAGAATTTATTCCATCATTTAGTGTTGATGGATTTTTGCGTAATAGTATAGATTCAATCAAAGGTCTTGTTGGACTATTTGATTGTAACCAAAGTAAAGGAAAATCTAATGGTATTGTTGATGAATGGATAATTGGTTGCGGACCCACGAATGCACCTACACCTAATTTTGATGAAATTTTAGAAAATGCAAATGTTACTAATGCAATAGCAACTGCTGGTGATATATTAGGTGGAATACAAGGTGCTGTTGGAGCAGTTACGGATATTGTTGGTGGAGTTGCGGGTGCATTTAGTGCAATAAACAACATTCCAAATCAAATTGGTGGTTGTTATACTGGACCACCACTATTTTGTAGTGCCCCTGTTGCGACTATTTTTGGTGGTGGTGGAACAGGAGCAACTGCAATACCATTAATTGGGGCAATTTCTGGTTCAACCGGAAGTATTATTGGTGCAAAAGTAACAGATGGAGGTTCTGGATATAGATTTCCACCATTCGTGGAGATTAGAGATAATTGTAATCAAGGATATGGTGTCGTTGCCAGAGCAACTATTAATGATGCCGGAGAAGTTGATTCAATTTATATTGTATCCGAAGGTGAAAATTATCCAACGGGAGATTTATATGATAATTCAGTATCTACAACTGCAAACACAGTAATTAATAGTTCAACAGAAAATCAAACACAATCATTAGTTGCCAGAAATTATAGTGTGAATAAGATTATCATTCAAAATCCAGGTCAAAATTATATCAGCGGAGACACGGCAACAGATCAATTTGCTAATGAATACTCTATTGAAATATTTGAGGGATCTATTACTAAGATACAACCAATAAATACTATAGTTATTGTGAACGATCTTCCAATAATTACTATTGAATCTGATACTGGTTCTGGTGCTATATTACGACCCATACTAGATACACCATCAGCAGATTTCCAAGGTGAAGTAAAACAAGTAATCGATTGTGTAACATAAAATGGCAGAAAGACCTTTTGATAAACAAAACTGGCAGGGAAGAAGTCTAACAAGTTTTGGACCTAAGTTCAGAATAGATATGAATAACCCTCAAATGGGTTGTAATGGTACTGAAGTTTATAATCTTTATGCCGTAACTAATAATAATGATGTTTGTCTTACTGGATTGACCGAAGGTGGAAATTATAGACTATATAATGACCGGTCAATAGAAATTATTGCCGGACAAAAAAGTGAGTCAAATGGCGTAGATATTATTATTAGTGGGAGAAATGGTGATGTTTGTATAACTGCAGAAAAAAATGGAAGAGTAAGAATTCGTGCTCAAAATATTATGATTGATGCAGATGAAGATGTAGATATTAAAGCAGGAAGAAATATTACATTAGATTCTGGTTCTGGAAGAATCTTACTCAAAGCAAATAAGGCAGATTGTGATGCACTAACCGGAAATCTAGTACCAAAAAATACTAATTGGGGTGCTCAAGTCTTTGCCGGAACATTTGTTGGTTCTGATGTTCTTGATGCAGCATTTAATATTGCTGATGTCTTCGTTGAAAGTGGTGAGATTGGTGGCATCGGTGGCAGTGGCATCATTGGTAATGTAACTTCAATTATAGGTCTATAGTAAATAAAATTTTTTTATTTAAACAAGGCTAAATATTTTTATCGATAAAGATTTTAATGTCCAACAACATTAGCGTAACGGGGCAAGAGGCATATTTTAATGAGAAAGCGACCTTTTTTAAAGGTCTTAAAGTATTTGGTGATGTGGAATCTGAGGATGGATCTTCATTTGGTCAAGTTCAATTACAATATCTTGGTAGAAATATTGGAGGTCCATCAAGAATATTAAACTTTAAAGGTGGCGGAGTTACTTCTATAGTTCATGAAGAATCAATTAAAAAATCAACGATTACAATAAAAATACCAGCAAATATTGATGGAGGAATCCCCAACTCTAATTATGGTGGAATTATGGCAATAGATGGAGGAGGTATTATATAATGGCAACTCAGATTCAAATTAGAAGGGGAATTTCAGTAGAATGGACTAATATAAATCCAATTCTATCTGAAGGTGAACTTGGTGTAGAACTTGATAATGTTATATCTGGTATATCTACAATATCTTATTTTAAAATTGGTAACGGTGTAACTCCTTGGAATGAACTGCCATATGCAACTGGTATTCAAGGTACTCAAGGAACACAAGGTACTCAAGGACTTCAGGGTACTCAAGGTCTACAGGGTCTACAAGGACTTCAGGGCCTCCAAGGACTTCAAGGTACACAAGGTCTTCAAGGTACTCAAGGTCTACAGGGTCTACAAGGACTTCAAGGTACTCAAGGCACTCAAGGTCTTCAGGGAGCCCTAAGTAATTTCCAAGGTACTCAAGGTACTCAAGGTCTTCAGGGAACTCAAGGCACTCAAGGTACTCAAGGTCTTCAGGGACTTCAAGGTCTTCAGGGTACACAAGGAAAGGCACCAGAAGTTAGTATTGATAATACTTCATCTAACATTTTATATCCAACCTTCATAACAGAAACTTCGGGATTTATCAGTACCGAATATGTTTCTACTCAAAAATTAACATATATTCCAGCATCTGGAAGTCTTGGTATAAACACAAATATTATTTCCAATACATTAACAGTTGTTGGTACGGCAACTGCTACTTCATATTTTGGTGGTGGTGTTAATTTAGTTGGAATTGTCACTCAACTTGTTCCTGGAATTGGTATTGATATAACTTCAACTCAAGATTCTGGGAAAGGTGTTGTAACAATTGATGCATATAGTCCAATTGGAAAGACAATTTATGTTTCTCAAAAAGGAAACGATAGTAATAGTGGTCTGGCAGAAAATTATCCTAAGAGAACTATTAAAGCAGCAGCAGCAATTGCTTTATTTGGAGATACTATTAAAGTTTTTCCCGGAACTTATCTGGAAAATAATCCTATCGTCCTTTTCAAAACAGTATCAGTAGAAGGAACAGAACTTCGCAATTGTATTGTAACACCAAAAAATCCCGATAGAGATTTATTTTATGTGAATAATGGATGTCATATTACAGATATGAGTTTTATTGGTCAAGAAATGTCTAATGGTGCAGCAGTTGTATCACTACAACCACTTTTAGGTGTTTCATCAGATCGTTATTTTGATGCGTCTAGAATAATTCGATTAAATTTAGATTTCATTGCAAAAGAAGCAGTAGGATATTTAACAAGCACCGATTATAAGAATCCGGCATTTATAGTTCCAACTGGAGATCCCACTGATTGTTCTGATGATATTAAAGATATTTTTAAGGCAGTTTGTCACGACATTACGAGAGGTGGAAACTCCAAATGTGTTGGAGCAGGATTATCTTATTATAGTGGAAATACTCTTCAACACATTACGGGGACGGATGCAAATGGATATAGTATAAAACAAGCTACAATTGATACTATTAGATATGCGATTGGTATTGCAAATTCTTGTATCAATAATGTAATCTGGAATGGAAATTATCAAAATATAGAAAGTCAGGTTAGGGACCTTTCAATACAACCAGACCCAATAACTGGTTCTAACACCAACATTAACTCTTGTTCGAATGTTTTATCCGCAGTTAACACTTGTATAGGAATAGTTACAACTATAATTAACCAAGGACCCTCTGCCGGTATCGTTACAACATTTCCTGGCAATTCTGGTATCGGATTTACGACAATAATTGGCATTACAAATGCAGTTTATGAGGAAAGCACTGGCAAAACTACTATAACTGCACCAGGATTTTCAGTTAAAAACAATGATATAATAGAATTGCGGGATTTACTATTCTCTTGTTCTTCTGGTGGACCCGGAATAACAACTCAAAAATTCCCCTCAGGAAATCTTGGGTATGAGTTTTATGTAGAAAAAATTAATGCTAATGGAACATTTGATCTTTATGTTGGAATTTCCACAATACCACATACTTATGTCTCTGGAGGATACATAGTCAATCGTTCAATTGGTGTCACAACTGCATCATACGATAAAACAACAGGAATTACAACAATTACCGCACCCGGTATAAAAGTAAAAGTTAATGATGTTGTATCCATAAGAGATTTGCAGTTTTCCTGCTTAAGTGGTGCCGGAACAACCACAATTTATCCAACAGGAAATAATGGATATGATTTTAGAGTATTAACTTCAATCGGTAATACGTTTAGTGTAAATGTTGGTCCATCGACAATTGCTCATACTTATGTTTCTGGAGGTATAGTTCTACCTCCATACTCTAAGGGAGTTGGAAATATTACTCAGGGTCCTTATGTAAGAAACTGCACTAATTTTATTCCTAATAGTATTGGAATGAAGGTTGATGGTTTTGATGCTGAACCGGGAGATCAAAATGATATTGGTGTGACTGGAACAATGAGTGTTGATTCATATACTCAATATAATCAAGGTGGAATCGGAGTTTCAATAACTAATGGAGCATATTCTCAATTAGTTTCTATATTCACAATTTGCAATGACATTGCAATTTTTACCGGATCTGGAGGTCAATGTGACATTACAAACTCAAACTCTTCATTTGGTAGATTAGGTTTAGTTGCGGATGGAATTGGGGATAGTGGTACAAAATCAATTTATCGTTATACTGGTGAAGTTTTATCAGAATCTCCTATAGAACAAGATACGATAGTTGTAAGTAATATTGGTTCTTATCGTCCATATGACGGGCAAGTATTGTATTTTGGTGAACTATATTATAATGTTTCTCAAATAAATGTTACAAATGGAGGTAGTGGATATACGAGTCCTCCATTAGTAACTATTTCATCTCCTACCGGACCTGATGGTATTACTGCGGAAGCTATTTCAAATATTGAAAATGGCAAAGTAACATCTGTTGATGTAATTAGTGTTGGAAGTCAATATCGTTTATCTAGTCCTTTTTCTGTAGGATTTGCTGGTGGTGGCGGTGCTGGTGCAGCTGCTACTGCTGTATTAGAACCAATTTATTATACTATTGAAAGTGCATCATTACCAAGTGCCGGAATTTCTACTATTATTCTCAATACTAATCTAAATAATACTGTCGGATCAGGAACAACGGTTTATTTTAGTAGAATAAGTTTACAAATAACATCATCACATTCATTCGAATGGGTTGGTTCTGGTAATGATATTTTCAAAGCAAAACCATCTTTGGGTGGTGTTGTAAATCAAGAGAATGAAATTGTAATGACTAATGGTGGGTTAATTGTTTATACCAGTACTGACCAAGCAGGAAACTTCAGAATTGGTGATGATATTGTTATTAATCAGATAAATGGTACTATTTCTGGAAGATCATTCAATCAAAGTTTGTTAAATACAGTAACACCTTTAATACTTGGATTAAGTAAATAAAATGGCAGCAATTGCTCTTAATAAATTTAAAACAATACGAGTTGGAGTAACAACTGAAAATGTTGGAATATATACGTGCCCAATCGGAGTTGCTTCAATTGTTATTCTTTGTCAAGTAACAAATGTATCGATAGCAAATAGTATTCATAATGTAACGGCATTTCATTCACGAAGTAGTGAATCACCGGCAGATTATAGATTTGCTAATCAAATTAGTGTTCCTGCAAATGATAGTATTAATTTAATTCCTGATGGGAGATTAGTTTTAGAAACAAGTGATGTGATTAAAATAAAGGCAGATGCAAATAGTAAACTAGAATTAGTTTTAAGTATTTTAGAAACCGCAAAACAATAAGTGAATGGCAAAATATACTTCGGGTAGGGTTAAAAAATTTCCACAATCTGGGATTACCTCAGATAGATATGAATTTCTTGGATTAGAACAAGCAGAACCAGATCTTGGAAATCCTGTGGTGGGGGTAGCATCTACTGGTGCAAAACCTCATCCAAGTTTATTTGATGGAAATCATTATTCTTTAATTTCTACAACAAATGAAATTGGAAGTAGATATTGGGCAAAACCTGCCGATCTTTATAATGTAAAAATAAGTTCTGACACAACAACAAACCAAAATTGGTATGTTGCAATTTCAAGTGTAACTTCTGGTTCTCAACCTGGCGTATTTGTTTCACCTGATAAATTTCAAATAAATCCATTTACTGGTGGTACTTATATAAGTGGTTCTGTTGGTATAGGAAACACAAATCCGGGAGAAAAATTACAAGTTGATGGTAATATAAGAGTTGGTAATTCTGATGTAGAAAACTATATTACCTTTAGAGGAACTTCTGCGGATAACCAAACACCTTATACACATACATTTATTGGTGAAAGATTATATGATTCTACTGAAAGATCAGAACTTTTATTATTTAAAGGAAATGATGTTGCCGGTGTTAGTGGACCAGATAGGATTCGTTTAGCAGCAGGTGAATTTAGATTTGATACTATCAATACAGATACCTCTGGCACTTTTGGACAAGTAGCAACAAGTCCAAATGTCACCAATAAGATGATTCTTACTGGTAATGGAAACTTGGGTATTGGAACCACAAGTCCAAGGGCAAAGTTAGATGTTGTTGGTGATGTAAGAGTATCTGGTGCTTCTACTTTTGGTGGAACTTTAGAACTTGATGCTGGATTAAGAGATTTTTATGGAAATGTAGGTGTTGCTGGATCAATTCTTAGCTCTACAGGTGTGGGAGTTAGTTGGGTTTATCCCTATTTCCCCGGTGATGTTATTTATACTTTTGATACTTCGGCATTAGACCTCGCTACAGGTCTTCCTGGAAGACTAAGAAAGAATGCTAGCTTCTCCAACGCTGTTACTCAATTATATTTTAATGATGTCGATTTCTCAGGTACTAACCAATCTGATTGGTTTGCAACTTGGGACGATACTCCAGGAACAGATAGGGGGTATGTTCGCCTTACTACTGTTGACCTCCGTAGTAATTTCTCAATAATTTATAAAGTAACTTCTGCTAACGGAGCTGGGGGCAGTGATGATGTAGTTATTAATGTTGCTTATGTTAGTGGTCTTATTGGTGTTATTGCGGATGGTGTAAGAGTAGCAGTATTTTTTACCAAAACTGGTGTTCAAGGTACTCAAGGAACTCAAGGCACTCAAGGACTTCAGGGAACTCAAGGATTACAGGGTGTTCAAGGTACTCAGGGTCTTCAGGGAACTCAAGGACTTCAGGGAACTCAAGGACTACAAGGTACTCAGGGTCTACAGGGTACTCAAGGACTACAAGGTCTACAGGGCACTCAAGGAACACAGGGTACTCAAGGTCTTCAGGGGGCTTTAAGTAATTTCCAAGGTACTCAGGGTCTACAGGGTACTCAAGGACTACAAGGTACTCAGGGTCTACAGGGCACTCAAGGAACACAGGGTACTCAAGGTCTTCAGGGGGCTTTAAGTAATTTCCAAGGTACTCAAGGACTACAAGGTACTCAGGGTCTACAGGGTACTCAAGGACTACAAGGTACTCAGGGTCTACAGGGCACTCAAGGA